ACGTCTAGGAGTTGTTCCCACGCGCCGCGCGCCGTGTCGATGACGGCATCGAACGTGTACCGCGGCTCGCGCCCTTCGAGCGTTCCAGTGACCGTAGCGGACGCCGAAAGGTCCGTGCCGCTTGTCCACGGATCGCCCGGCAGCGAGACGGCGACGGTGACCGTACGCGCGGCCGAGTCCATCGCCGTGATTTCGTAGCCTTCCAGGTCCGCGCTGTTGATGTTCTCGCTAACCACGGGCGCACCGCTGACACCGATCGAGTCGCCGACCGTCCAGCGGATCTTCGCGTAGCCGCCTGCGGTGAACTCGAACGTAATCGTCCCGACGCCTGACGTGCCGGTGTAGACGGCGTCGGTCCAATCGGCCGTTGCCTCAAGCTGGCCCTGATGGTCGTAGACCTTCTCGTCTGCGTACTCGGCAAGCGCTTGGACGGACGCGAGGTCGACGTCCTTCGCTTGGTACTGCGAGCCCATGCCGTAGCGCTCGCTCAGGATCAAGTCGAGCGCGATCCACGCGGGGTTTCGCGTCCACGCTTCGTAGAAGTCGGGCGTCGTTTGCGAGATGCCATCCCAAATCTTGCACAGCCGGCCTTCGACGAGCGTGGTGACCGTGGGCTTGGCGCTGTTGATCTGCTCGGACGCGCGCACGCGAAGCGCGAGGATCGGCGTCCGCGGATAGCTGTACTCCTCGAACGTGACGCCGTAGACCTCGGAGAACACGGCGTCGTCTTGGACCGTGACCGCCGTACTGTCCTCGTTGACGCGCACGAGCTCGACCTTGTAGCGGCCGCGCTTGGGCGTCGCGCTTGACGGTGCCGCGGCGAACACCTTGCCGTTGATCGCGCTTGGCACGTTCGCGCCGTTCACAAGTGACAGCGTGTTCGCGAAGCTCGAAGAGTCGGCCGCCGTCGACGAGCCCGTCGTATCGAAGTGCCACAGGCCAACGGTCTGCGTGTCGGCCGTCAGGAACTTTCCTTGACCGCCCGCCCAGCGCTCCGAGATTTGGCCGGCCGCGAGCGACGACGAGCGCCACTCGAACTCATCGACGGACCCTTGGAGGAATCCGACGCCGCCGACGCCTTGTCCGATCTCGAAGTCAGTACCGCTGCCCGGCGACTTCATGGCGACGCACGCGACCGTCTGACGAATCGCGCCATTCTGAATGAACGACAGCGTCCCGCCGGTAGCGGTCTCGGCGTAGCTGAACCCGAGTTGCACCCACTGCCCGAACTGGTCGACGATCGACTTCGTAGCGGTTTGCGTGTAGGTCGTGATCGACGAGCCGTTGCCGATGCGGACAAGGAGCCGCAGGTATCCGCCGCCCGGCCCGCTGCCGAGGCCGACGAACACCTGCTCATAGTCGACGCGGATTCCGCGCGTGGAGCCGTCCGTCCAGCGCCACAGGACGCGCTTTTCTTGGTTCGCGATCGACGGGATCTGGAACCACGCGGTAAAGGACATCGCGTCCACGTCCGCGCCCGCCGACTGCCACTGCGTCGGGATGGTGGGGGTCGTGTTGCGCGCGAAGTCGTTCGAGCCGTCAAGGACGAGCGCGCGGCCGCCCGCCGGATAGCTGAACGTCTGCGGGTCGTAGAACGTACTCGCAAGCTCCAGCGTGAACGGCGAGCGCTGCGCGGCAACAAACGTCTGCGGCGGAAGGCGCACGTAGCCGTCGCCGTCAGGTCCGCCGCTGGCGATCGGTACGCCGCTGCCATCGAGCTCGATGTAGCGCAGCGCGAAGACCGCGGTTGACTGCGCCGAGCCGCCGCTACTGTTCAGGCGGAACAGGCCGCCCGTAAAGTTGACCAGCGCGCGGAAGGCGTCGAACTCCGACGTGAACGAGTAGGCGACGCCGTAGTCCGTGAAGTGTGTATTCGCCGCGGCCGACGTGTAGTTGGTCTGGTCGAAGGCCAGCGTCGCGTTCGACTCGGCCGACGTCTCGACGCTCGGCAGCGCCGACCCGATAGCCGCGCCCTGCTCAGTCGACTCGAATAGAAGCGTGTCATCCGAGACGACGTCCTGCTCAATCGAGCCCATGCGAACGGCGATGGCGACATCGTCCAATTCCTTGGCGTCGATCCCGTTGATCTGGATTCCGGTAGGGAACGCGCCGCCGGTAACGATCGGCTGGCCTCGAACGGTGTCAGCGGTCTCGCCGGCAATCTTGTTGACCGGGCCTTCGCCGAACGAAATCAGCGCGTAGTAGTCCGCTTGCGGCGGCGCGCTCAGCGTGCGCACGAACTCGTTCAGGACCGTCCCGGCGACGCGATAGCGGCCGTAGACGATCGGGATAGGCTGGCCTTCGACGCGGATGTTGCCCGGCCCGCTGAAGCCGTAGGTAGGGCTCTCTTCGTCGTTTCGCCTGCGCCCCGGAGGCGACGGGGCGAAGAGGCGGGACGCCAAGGCGACGCCGGCAACGCCGATCGCTAGCTGGACCGCGTAGTATTGCGCGCTCCACCATTTGCCGACCGCGGCAGCGGTTTCGCCGACGAACTTAGATATGGCCCCGATCGTTGCCGGGTCCGTCGGCATCGCCGCAACCGTCAGCGCAGCGCCATCCGGTACAGCGTCGCCAAGCTCCGCGGGCTCGCCATTGACGCGCACCGTGAGCGCATCGCGCCGAGTCAGCCGCGGCGGGATTGCTTCGTCGACCGTCAGCCCGTCGCGCCACGCTACAAGCTCAAGCTCGACACTGGATGCGTCGAACGGATTCGGCAGGTAGGAGACGCGAATCACGGCTGCCACCTATACACAGCGACCACGCCCGCGGACAGCGCACGCGCGCCGACAAAGGACACGCCGCGGTCAGGAAATGCGGTCATGAACAGCGGCGGGCTTGACTCGACAAGGACCGAGACTCCCAGCGTCTCATCGTCGGATCGAGAAAGCGCCACGTCGCCGGGCAGTCTGGCGCACGTCACTTCTTTACCGATCTCGCGCCACTTGTCGGGCTCAAGCGTGACGCCGACGAAGCCCAAGCGGCCCATGACTTCGAGCACGATTCCGGCGCAGTCGAACTCCAGCGGACCGCGCGCGCCTTTGCGGTAGGGCAGGCCAACTAGATCCTGGAGGCTCAAATCGAGCCCCCTTGGCGCGGTATGCCGGGAGCGCCGCCGAAGCGCTTAGGGTGAAGCACCGTCACGGTGCGCGCTTCCTCGTCCTCGCCGCGCTCGCGGCACGCTGCCAGCGACTTGCGGCAGAAGTTGAAGCCGCCGCCCACGGCGTTGGTTGCGCCCGATGGGATTTCGTAGCCGCACTCGGCCGACGCGAACTGCCAGCGACAGCCACGCGAAACGTAGCGGCTAGCCGGGATGCGCAATCGGTACAGCGAGAAGGCCGAAAGCTGGACCTGCACACTACGCGCGGAGACGCTGACCGATTGGACCTCGCCGCTCTCTTCAATGCGGCTCGCCGGGTTCCCAAGGTCTGCGGCGTTCACGAGGATGAGCTTCGCCGGCTGCCCGGTCAGTCCGTCGTACTGGTCGACCGCGTGGCCAATGACCAACGCCGCGTTGTCGATCGTTACCTCGATCGTCGGGATATCGCCATCGGCCGATTGCCTAACCTCGCCGACGCGCATCGGGAACGGCGAGTAGGTCTGCCCGTCGAACACGATCGCCTCGGGGTTCGCGGCGAATCGGTAGCGCGTGGGCGGGCTCGTCGGCACTTCGACCTCGAGCAGCCAGATCCACGGCGACGCGCTGCGGAGCTTGCCCGCTTCCTCGGTCAGCTGCGGCGTTAGCTCGCGCGTCATGCGAACAGCTCCTCGATCTCGATTTCGTACGCGAACACGCCGCGATCCCGCAGCGTCGAACCGAGGGTGTCGTCTGCGAAGTGGGCTTTGACCGACGCTCCACCGTACGGCGGGGCGAACGTAAAAGCCTTTTCGCAGCCGTTGTGTGCGTCCCAAAACGTGAGCAGGTCGTCGCGCTCGTCCTCGGTAATCGCGCCCGCGCGGATCTTCCAGCGGCGTCGGCCCGCCGTGTGCGCGTTGCGGTTGTTTCGGTGTC